GATCAACGCGTCGCTCAACAGGAGCGACCGAGGCCTCGGCGCGCTGAACAGCGCGCTCAAGAAGGTCGACGGCTACGCCGCGCGCACCGCGGGCATCTTGAACGACAACCTGGCGGGCGATCTCGAGCGCACCGGCGGTGCGTTCTCGGAGCTCTCGCTGCGCATGGGGGAGCTGCTCCGGCCGGCGATCCGGAGCGTGGCGCTCACGGCGCAGGACGCAACGGGAGCCGTCGTCGGCTGGGTGCAGAAGAACCCTGAGCTGGCGAACACGTTGGTCCGCATGACGGTGCTGGTGGGCGGCGGCTCGCTCGCGCTCAAGGGGATGCTGCTCGCGACCTCGACGCTCACCTCGGCGATCACGTTGGGCGGCCAGGCTATCCGGCTGACGCAAGCCGCGTGGGTGGGCACGCGCACCGTGCTGCTTGCGCTTCCCGAGACGCTCCGGGCGGTGCAGGGCGGCTTCTACCTCGTGCAGGCGGCCATCGCCGCGCAGGGCGGTCTCGCGCCGGCCCTGAAGGTGCTGAGCGCTTCCATGCTCGGCCCGGGCGCTGCAGTGCTCGCTGTCGGCGCCCTCGCCTACGCGCTCGGCACCTGGGCCGACAGCGCCTTCGGCATCAGCGACAAGCTCGCCAACGCGGCCCTGTGGCTGCTCGACGGCAAAGACGGCAACTATGCGAAGACGAGCAACCCGAGCCTCACGGCCTCGGGCGTGCAGGTGTACGGCGACGGCACGAAGGTCGACGCCAAGACGGGCCAGGTGATCGAGCTCGGGAGCGGCTCGCCCACGCTCGCTCCCAAGTCGGTGCGCGACGCGCGCGGCGCTGGCGCGATCACCCTCGACCAAGTCAACGCCGCGATCGCTTCCAAGAAGCAGGCCGCGGCCGCGCCACAGGGCGCGCCTGCGGGTCCAGCGGGCACGAAGCCAGGGGCAGCGCCTGGGCAGCCGCAGCGGGGCGCCTCTGACGCTGCGCGGGCCACCCGCGAGCAGACCGACGTGCTCGACCGCGGTCTCCGCCGCATCGAACAGGCGACCCGTGAAGGGGTCGAGGAGACGCGCCGCGCCCGCCGCGCGCGCGGGGCGGGCCCGGGCACGCCCGGCACGTTGGGGGGCTTCTGATGTCGTGGATTGAGCGCCTCGTCCCCGCGAGCTTTCGCGGCGTCGCGTTCAAGGTGGACGCCGAGGCGGCCACTTTGGGCCGGCGCGTCGACGTGCAGAAGATCGCGGGCGGGCGCGGCTCCGTCAACCGGGACACGGGCGAAGACCCCTACGAGTTCGACGTCACGGCGTTCGTGGTGGGGGACGATTGGGACGTCCAGCGCGACGACCTCGAGGAGGCCCTGCGCCAGGAAGGCCCGGGCGCGCTCTCGCTGCCCAGTCGCGGTGACCTCTGGGTGCGCGTGGTGGGCGGCGTGCGCGTCACGACGCGCAAGGCGACCAACCTCTGCGAGTTCTCGTTCCACGTCGTGCGCGAGGACACGACCCAGCCGATCAAGCGCACTGCGGACACCGCGGGCGCGCTGAAGAGCTCGGCCGCGAAGCTCCGCACGGCGGCCGCTGCCGACTTCGCGGAGAGCTACGACCCGTCGCGCCTGCCCGATCGCAGCATGGCCAAGGTGCGCGGGGCGCTGAACGGCGCTGTCGATGGGCTACGCCGGGCGAACGGAGCGATCGCGACGGCGCTCTCTGTGGCCGACGCACCCACGGCGGCGATCGACGACATGAACGCGTCGGCGAACAGCATCCTAAGCACGCCCTCGGCGGCGATCACGAAGATGCGCGCGGCCACGAACGCGGTGCTCGCGTCCGTTGGCGTGGTCACCGGCGCGATCGACCGGCTCACGGGGCTGGCTGCGCTGGCGCGCTCGGCGTTCGATGCGGGCGCGCCTGCGCGCGCGACGCTCCGCGCTGCCAAGCGCATCGCGGGGCTCGGCGCGAGCTCGCCGGCGGCGGCCCCGGGCGACACGTCGGAGGACGCGCGCGCGCTGCGCGCAGCGCGCGCGCTGTACCGTGCTGTCCGCGTCGAGGCTCTCGCCACAGCTGCGGAGACCTACGCGAGCGCGAGTTTCGACTCGAGCACGGCGGCGCTCGACGCGCTCGACGTGCTGGCTGCCGAGGTCGACGACGTCGCCCAGTACGACGCGAACGACGAGCTCTACCAGGCGCTCACTGACCTGCGCGCCACGTCCGCGCGCCACCTCTCGCAGACCGCGGCCCAGCTGCCCGTGGTGATCACCCGCCACGTGTTCCAGGAAACGCCGGCGATCGTGCTCGCGCACGAGTACTACGGCGACGCCACGCGTGAGCCCGAGCTGGTCGCGCGCAACGACATGCCGCTGTTCGCCATCGGCGAACTGGAGGCGCTCTCGTCATGACGATTCCCTGCGTCGTCCGCATCGAGGGCGCGGAGTTCAGCGGTTTCGAGTCGGTGAACATCGAGCTCACCATGGACTCGATGTTCAACAGCTTCGACCTGAACTACGCGGGTGACGAGAGCGGCGAACGCTACATCTACAAGTGGGACGAGTGCGAGATCGTTGCAGAGGGCGACACGGTGATCTCGGGGTTCGTCGAGAGCGACGACGACAACGACGGCGAGAAAGAGGTCACGCTCAGCGCCGCGGGGCGCTCGCACACCTACGACTTCGCTAACTTCGCGGCTGTGCGCGACCCCGGCAGCTGGACGAACGTCACGATCGACAAGATCGCGGCCGACCTCGCGGCGCCCTACGGCATCGCTACGTTCATGGACGGACACCCGGGTCCGGCGTTCCCCAGCTTCTCGATCCAGCAGGGCGAGAGCGCAGGCGAGACTCTGCTCCGCGCCGCCACGAAGCGCGCCCTCGTCCCGTACTGCGTCGGCGGTGACCTCGTGCTCGCGCGAGTGGGCAGCACGCGCGCGCCGGACAAGCTCGTGCGCGGATTCCCGCCGCTGCTCTCGTCGTCGTCGGCATCGTCGATCTCCGAGCTCGCATCGAGCTACGTGTTTCGCGGTCAGATCCGGCCGCAGGCCGACGACTTCGGGCTCGCCGACGCTGAGCACGTGCTCACCGACGAAGGCGTGCCGCGGTTTCGCCCGCTGCGCGTGCAGGCGGAAGCGGGCTCGGGGCTTGACCTGAAGCAACGTGCCGAGCTCGAGCGCAATGTGCGTCGCGGCCGCTCGCGCGTCGTTACCGCCATCGTGGACGGTTGGACCATGGCGAACGGCAATGTGTGGCGGCCGAACACGCTCGTGATGTTCGACAATCCGGCGCTGCGTGTGCGTCTCGAGTTGCTGATCACCACGGTGCGACTGAGCGCGTCGCGCGACGGGGCGCCGCGCGCCACTCTCACCATGATGAGCCCCGCGGCCTACGACAGCGCTGCGCAGCTGCGCGCACTCAAGCGAGGAGAGCTATGGATTTCGGGTACCTACTGAGCCAGCTCCGCTCGCGCGTCGACGTGATGGTCGCGCGCGCCGTCGTGACACTTGTCAACGACGCGCTGAAGACGCAGCGCGTACAGCTGCGGATCCTGAAGAACGAGGGCACCGACGACAAGGTGGAGCACTTCCAGCCGTACGGCCTCAGCTTCGTTCCGCCGGTTGGCTCCGAGGCGGTGGCGCTCGCGGTGGGTGGATCGCGCGGACACACTATCGCCGTGTGCGTGCAGCACCCCGATCACAGGCCCAAGGGCGCGCACGAGCACGAAGGCGGGCTCTACTCGAAGGGGCAGTGGCGCGTCTTCGTGGACGCGGACGGGATCGTGCACATCGGCGCGAAGACGGGCGCGAGCGCCCCCTCGCGTGCCGACAAGAACGACGCCGAGATCAAGCGCATTTGGGACCTGCTTACGAAGGACTGGAAGCCTATCGCCCAGGACGGTGGCGCGGCGCTCCAGATCGCAGCGCTCAAGGCCGTAGCGCAGGTGCAGAGCACGGCAGCCACGAAGAGCCGGATCACGTGACCTGATACACGTGGCCCGCGTGTATCGGGCAGCAGCATGCTCGCCGCGTGCTCGCCCTGACGTACTCGGAGAACGTGGGCGGCGGCGACGTCTCCTACGCGTCGGGCGCCCTGGTCGCGTCCGGCTTCGACCTGGACACGGCGGTGTACATCTCCGTCGAGTGCGACGCGCCGAGTCGTTTCGACGACCCGCTCACGGTCGACGCGCCGCGCCGCGGCTGGTGGGGCGATGCGTACGACGCTGACGGCGTCGAGCTCGGCTCGCGGCTTTGGGAGCTCGAGCGCGCACCGGCTACCGACACGACGGCGGCCGAGGCCGCGAAGCGCACGAAGGAAGCGCTCGCCTGGCTTGTGCAGGACAAGCACGTGCGGGCGGTGGATGTCCGCGCCGAGATCGTCGACGCCGACGTGTACGTCTACCCGACGCTCACGCTGCTCGATGGCCGCACCGTCCACCCCGGCCCGTTCAAGGTCACGGGGTACGGGTGAGCTACACGCGC